ATACAGGTTCACATACCATCCACCACTTTTTAGGGCAAATTTGAGCATATTTTCAATGTTGTTAATATTCCGATATTTTCGTGGTGCAATTCCTGTTTCAGGTTTAAAAAAAATAATGGCAGTATAAAGTTTCATTTTGTTAGAAATTTTCTATTTTTGTGGTCCAAGGGAAAGTGGTTTTTCGTTAGAAAGATCATTTGTCAAGTAGGGATGGGCGACCATCCCTATTTTTGTTTATACAATTCCCCAATTTTTAAAATTGATCCATCATTAATCCAGTCCTTTAAAATCTTTTTGCAGGTTGTGGATCCCTTTCCTGTAAATTCTTCAAGGTCAGAAAGCATTTCAGAATATTTGCGTGGCTGAAATAAGATCCTATTTATAAGACTTGTTTTTTCCATCCCGAAAATATAAGTTCCTGTTTTTTCAGTGGCAGAATTAACTTGATTCCAACTGGATCCAGTATAAGCAATAGAAATAGGATTAAATTCATCAGATGAACGCAAAAATGTTGCGGAAAGATCAATAGTCTTATTTTCCTTATTTTTTTCAATTTTTAATACACTTTGTGCCTTCCTGTCTAAATAGGATCCAATATGACCAATAGAATTTTGATCCTTTTTACCTAAATGCAAAACACAAAGGATAAGTAAATTGTGAATTTTGGTTATTTTTTTTAACCACTGAATAAGAAAAAAAGACTGTTCAACTGAATTGAAATCTGAAATAAGATCTAAAATACCATCCAGTACCAAAATTGAGCAATCAGGATTCTCCTGTAAATAAAGTTCAATCATTTGCTGAATATCATTCGGACTATCTTCCCTGAATAGAAAAGAATCAAAATTATGGGGCAAATGATCAGTTATTATTTGCTGCCTGATCCTGTCCAATACCCTGTAATAATCAAAATCACTGCTTTCAGTATCTATATAGCAAATTCGCTTCCTGTTGGGGGGAAATTTTAATTTCATTCCAAATATATCCCAAGTGGTAAATGCGGAAGCAATTGCACTTGTAATAAATGTACTTTTACCAGCTTTTGGTAATCCCTGAAAACAAACAAAACTTTGCAAACAACCTATATTTTTACCATCAATAGTAAAAATTATATTTTCATCAGGTGGCTGGTAGTTCTGCTTGAATTTACGGGATAACAATTTTTCGTGTAGATCATTTGTCATTGGTTACACGATTTAAATTATTATTCCACTTTCCTTCTCACCTTTGCTTTCAATGTATGCACAAAATTGATCTGCAATACTGTAAGATTCACCAATCAGGTAGGTAATATCTTCAGGGGAAAGATCTTCAATTTTGTTTTTTTGTAATTGTGCAGACAGGATATTTAGCGCAGTTATTTCCAGCTTTGACATTCCCGCCATCAGGATAACCTGACCAAATTTGTCTTGCATTGGATGGACTGGCATTGCTGGTAGATCTTTGTTTCTTTGCGACATTTTTTAATTTTTAATTATTGTAAAATTTGTTTTTTGTTTAATTATGTTGCCATGTTCAATTAAGTCATCAATGTAAAATCTTTTAATATTACAAATGGGGTTTTTATTAAAATCAACTAATCTATAATACTCGCCATAGCCTCTTAACTCTCCTGAGTAATCATTTTCAAGCGTATCAAGTATTCTAAAATGTAATTTTGATAATTTTTCTAACCTTTTATTTTTTTCATTTTTTTAAAAATTTAATACTTGTTAATCTGTATCCTATCTCTTTACAAGTTTTTTTGATTTCATTTTTGATTAAACAATGCACAGTAAAACAATAAGGGCAAAGTGGTTTCCCGACTTTGCCCCTGTATTGGGTTATTGTGAAAAGTTTAGAGCAATTAAAGCACCTCATTTTGTTTTGCGGAGTTGCGATCGTTTACAATTGCTTCATATCTCACAAAATCTTCCATTGCGTATTTCATTGAATATTTACGCAAAAAATAAATTTTACTTAATCCTTCACTGGGATATTCCGTTCTGGATATCAAAATGAAAGGTTCATTTGCTGAAATAAATACTTCAAAAAAATACTTTCTTCCATTAATTGTGTAAGGTTTCATTTTAAAAATTTAATTTAAGTTGCAAAATTTGTGCTTCGTATAGATCAATACTTTCCTGAATTAATAACCGCAATTCATTAACTAAAGATATATCAGTATCAAGCTGCATTAATAAACAATTATTTTGCCCCTGATTAAAATATATTCTAATATTTGAAATATCACCTGACAACTGATATTTTTTTAAATTATCAACTTTTTGCTGAATATATTCAATTTCCAGCATCGTCTCCCGTAAATTGTTAAATAGTTCCATAAAATTAATTGTTTTGCATTTCAGCATATCTCCCAAAATGGTATCCGATATGGAATAAAGTTAATTCAGATGGATAAAAAATCTCAATACGACCGCCCTCCAGTTCAGTGAAAGGAATGTTCCGATTCGTCAAAAAGGTCATAAGACCATACAGATAGTTGTGAACAATTATGCTTTTTTCTTTTTTTTCTAACATTGCTAAAAAATTTAAAAATTGATAAAATTTGTAAAATAATCAGTAGACCAATGGCAATAGGTATTCCTATTAATATCAGATAAATAACTGATATTACCCAAGCAAAAACCCTGATCATAAATTATCGGCAAAGCAGATTAAAAGACATCCTAAAACAATTAGGATAATTTGAATAGCAGTTTTTTTCATTGTTTTTCGTTTTTGAGTTAAAAAATCATTTGTTACTGCGAATCTAAATTACTTTTTCTGAATATTCCAAATTTTTAGGCAAAAAAAAGGGGGAAATTGAAATTTCCCCCGTAAAAACACCTCTATTTCAGCATAAAACTATCTCAAAAACAATTGTCTTTCAGCTTTTCGCCTATTTGTTAGTCCTCTAACCTCTTTTCCCTGTACTTTATTCCAACGCAAAAACTGATCCGCAATTAGCTTTTTGTCTGCACCTGAATTAAGCAAACGTAATAAAGTGCTTTTAGCAAATGCACTTGTTCCAATATTGTATGCTAAACTGGTCATTGCTGCCATCATATTTGCAGTAACAGGAACTTTAATTAGTCCTCTAATTCTTTTTTCACGTTCAGCAACATCCATTTTCAACCACCTTTCGGCAGTTGCTAAGTCTATTTTATCACCTTGTTTAATTGGCAGTCCAGTATCTTTATTAATAGTATTGCCAAATCCAATTGTCCAAATGCCTCCTGAATCAGGATAGCTGGTCAATTCAAGACCTTCCCATTTTTTGATAAGATTTAATGCACTCACTTTTTTTCCAAATAAAAGGATTAATAAAACAGCAAGACTAATATAAATTTTTCTCTTATTGGACATCACTATCTTTTGCAAGTAGACCAGTAATGGCAGTTGCAACACCAGCAACTACGCTAATCCAGTTTCTATGTGCAAGACCATCAATAATTAAAGATCCACCAGCGATTGATCCAAAAAATGATGTTTTAATATTCTTTAATATTCTTTTCATACTATTTCTTTTTTAATTGTTTAATACCAACTAAAATGGAAATTGCACAGGATATTGTAGAAGCACCCAAAAAAACAATATTTGCTAATTCAGATATGTTTTGCACTCCTAATAAGGAAAACAAAACTGTGCTAAATGTGGCAATATGTGTTGGATCAGTTTGCGACTGCATTGTCCTGTTCATCTTTAAACTTTTCAGCTATTTTATTAAAAGCCTGAATAGCAGTAAATGATTCATCAATTTTGGTAAATACACCCTTTTGAGTAGCAAGATCCAAAATTGCTTGAATAATTCCCAATGCTTGTTTTTCGTTCATTTTGTCAAATTTTAATTGTTAATAATTAGATCAAAGATAATCCAAGTTGATCACATATCCATTCATAGGCAGCTTGATTAATATCAGCAGTTGAATCCCAAGTTGAATAGTCTGGTTCTGAAATTGTAAGATTTCCAGCAGATAGTTGCGTTCCATCAGTTTCAGCAGTAAAAATAGACCAATAGAAAGTTGCACTATCTTTCAGGTTATCATTAATGATATAAGCATTAATAAAATTTCCTGTTTGTTCTTGTCCACTAACCCAAATTTGAATAGGTTCAATTTGTTTCATTTTTTATATTTTATGGATTAAGTAATTGTATTTTATATTGAATACCATCTAAAGTTATAATAAGATGCTGACCTGATGAACCACCAGCAGTTGCAGACCTTTGTCCATCAATACGCAATGATCCGTTAAGGTAAAGTCTATTTCCTGTATCAGTACTGGATCCAATTGATACATTGTTTGCAGTTGATAACCGCATAACTTCTGTTGCATTTGTACCATTCCACATTCCGAATAGAACTGGACTAACGGATGCAGTAGAGATACACACGTTTCCAGCAACAGCACCTTGAATAAAGTTATTTGTTGCAGTAGCTAAACCTAAAACCAGCCTTTGAGTAGCAGCACTTGCAGCATTGTCAAGCCTAATTGATGGAGAAGTTGCACCCCATACATTTAACATAAGATCAGCACTACCTGTAATTTGTGCGGTATATCCTTGATCAATAGCAGTTTTCAAAAGCAAATTTCCTGCCATATAATTGTTAGCAGTACCTTGCATATACAAATTCCAACGATTGCTACCTGATGGAATTTCACTATACAAACCAAAATTATTTGTTGCACCAATAAGTCCAGCTTCAATAAAAACTCCATATTGATTTGTAACGCTACCTCCAAAAGTTGATTGCGAAGAAACCCAATAATGTACTAATCTATTTAAAGAACCTCCAATTTGTTGTGTAATATATGTTTGATACCCTCTAACTTCACCCGTAACTGATGAAGCAATTTCACTTTCTAATTCATAACCAACTGCGATTGAGCCACCAGTTAATTGAAGCCTATTTGATACGCCTCTTGTTGCTATTGCGGAAATAGAACCAAGTGCTAATCTTCCTGCCATAAAATTATTGGCAGTTCCATCCATAAATAAATTAAACCTTCCTGTTCCACTTGCAATTTGCCCTCTAAAACCATAAACATTTGTTCCTGTTGTTAATGAAGATGCAGCAAGAAAACCAGTGTTAGCACTTAGTGTAACTGAACCACCAATAGTTCCTTGCGAAGCTGCAAACGCAACTGAATTTGTTGTAAATGCAGTATTAACAATGTTTAAGGTATTTAAAAATCCAAATGAACTACCAGTAACATTAGATTGGACTTGACCTTGTTGGAAAATACCAGTACCAAATGTTCCAACAATATTTGATGCAACATTTAGACTATTTCCAGTAGAAGGAGCAGCACCTATACCAACAATATCACTAAAAAAACTTGTCCCCTGCACCTGCAAACGCTGACCATTGTCGGTGAATGTGCCTCCGTTTTGTATAAGAGTATTTCCATTTGTAAATATTCTTATTTTATTTCCCCCACCTGTTTGAAAACTTAATATTCCATCAACATTGCTTGGAGCATTTATTGCAGTTTCACTATTTGAAAAATACAATGAATATAATGATGAAGTGCCAGTTCCCAAAAATGAAGCTGGTGGAACTCTTATTGCCCAATTTCTAACATTAGTAAACGCACCATTCGTAAATGTCGGATTAACATCTAAGCCAATAAGTATATCATTATTAGCAGTAGCATTAAGAGTAGAATTTAAATTAATACCTCTTGCTATCAAACTTGCAGCAGCAACATTGTTATTTAATAATAAAGGACTTGTTGGATTGTATGTTAGTGTATTAGATCCAGCAATTGTATTGGTTGCAGAACCATAAGCAATTTGATTAGTTGCAAGCGATCCACCAATATTGGCAGCATCTAATTGATCCCAAGTTGTACCATTATCCCTATAAAGTTCTAAGGTATCCGTTGAAATAAAAATACGACCAACAATTCCTGCTGCTGGTCTTGCTGAAAAAATATCAGAATAGAACATTGGAGTCCCTTTCTGATTCAGTATAGAGAGATCCAGTGTTATCATTATATATAAAGTTTACGGATTACAATAAGTTGATTTCCTGTATTAATAGGAGTAGCAAATGTTAATTGGTATTGTGTAGTATCCAGTTCACCTCTATTTCCTGAAATTCTCAATGATTGATTTGGCAGTAATGGTACTTCAGCAATTACTAAATTTGTTGTTCCTGTATTGATAAATGTAATATCGTTGCAGTCAGATCCAATATTTGCAGTAGTATAAAAAACCTTTGTTTCAATATAATATCTTTGATAGGATTCACCAGTAGACTTAGAAAATTTGTTTTCCTGTTCATACCTTGCCCTATCATTTGCCTTTTTTATATATGCCAATTTCAACCTATCAGCTGAAATTTCATCCTGAATATTTATTTGTAAATGTTTTGGATTCATTGTATTAATTTTTAGCACATATCAGGAAATTGACCAATTTTCATTGATCGTTTAGCAGCTTTTTTTTGTCTTGCAGTTGTAACCGCTTTTTTTACTACTGGAGTAACTTTTCTAACCGCTTGACTTACTTTTTGAAGTAAAGATGGTCTTTCAAATTGTTCAGCAGTAATTTTTTCAGGTGCAGGAACTTCAATTCTATATTGAGATCCTTTTTTTTTCATTGATAGCAACAAAATAGCACCACCAGCCAACAATATATATATTAACCCTTTGTTTTTCATTTTCTACTTTTAATGTATGTTGCTACCAAATATGCACCTACGCCATATATCAATATCCATTTACCATATTTTTCAATATAGAAAGGAATTGATCCCTTTTCCTCTTTTTCTACTTTTTCAACTTCCCTTTTTTGTTGTTGCACTGCTTGTTTAACATCTCCTGTAAATTTAAAACTATCTGGAGTGTGCAATACAAAATATGGTCTATTGTTAAAATCAATAAATTGCCAATATACTTTACCACCTCTTTGAATATAGGAGTAAACTTGTCCAACTGGTGAACCAGCAACAATAGTTCCAATTTTTACCAATGATGAATTTAAACGTGTCAAATCCTTTTTGGCAAATAATGTTTTACCTATAATTTTATCGGCAGTAATTTCAGGCATATTTATTTTCTTAACATTTTAAGCAGAAAATTGAATTGCATTTTATCGGTTTCTGCCATTTCGCAAAGCAATTCAAGATCACTTGCTAACTGGTCATCTACCAATTTAAGCCTTTCAATGGCATCATAAATGCGTTCTTCGTTGTCAATTTCGGTTTCATTTGTCATTGTTTCCGTTTTTTCAATTCCAGCAACGTGCGTTACTTTTTGAGTAGGTGCAAATAGACTGGAAATTTGTGAAAGAATCATTGTCTGAATTTGTGGAGATTTCATTAAACCAGCAAGGAAATTCTCCTCCTCTGGTTCATCATCTTCATCCTCCTCCTCCAATTCTTGTTGCATCTTTAATGCAGCTATTTCAGATCTCAAAGCATTAATTTCATTCATCAAATTAGGTTGATTTGCATAACCCATTTGATTCATTGGTTGATATGAAATAGGATTGAATGAAGTAGGTCTAAAATGGGTTACAACCATTCCAGTATCTTTTTTTTCAAAGTATCCTGACTTCGGCATTTTTGGATGGATCCTCAAAGTTAGTGTTGCTTCCACTCCCTGTTGTTCTGCCATCCTCAAATTGTTCTCTAAATGCTCCCTTGCTTCATTTTCATCATTGCCCCCATAATAAAAAAGTATATCCCCTTTAGAATCATTAACTGACCAAAATGTGGTTTTGGCATTGGTATCATACCATTGCATTACTGCATCAGTTCCAGTCAAAAAAGCTTTATTAGGATTTGCCATACAATTATATTAAAGGTGAAGGAAAAGTGGAATGATTAGGCATAATATACACCAAAGCAAACACTAAAATTAGATCCACTAATTGAAGAATAAGCCGTTGGAGATTGAATATATGACTTGCTCCAAATAATTTGCTGACCAGCAAAAGGAGTAATATCAAAGCTGAATGCAGCAGTTGCACTATTTGAAACAACCCTGTTTAGTTCCAGTACAGGGATCCTGTTTACTGATTCTTTATCGTTGTAGTAAAGTACCAAATAAGTATTTTTCAAATTAGCAATGCTCAAAAGTGGATTACCTGACAAAACACTATTTGTAATAGTATCAGCAGTGTAGCAAACCAAATTAAGCAATGATACAAAACGCAATTGTGGTTGATCAGGGAAATAAAAACGAGTTCCAGTGGATGACTGGGGAACTACCACTTCAATAAATTCGTATTGTTGAACTTTGTTCATTTGTTTTATTTTAGAACATAAAAAATAGGGGTTCTATATTTAACGTGGCATCCCCCTTTCCATTTCAGAAGTTAATTCCAGTTATTATCTAACAGGAGTAACATTTTGAGCAAGGATACCACGCATAATAACTACGATCCTTGGGGCAGTTGTTGCCTGGAGAGTAGAAATTGCACCTGGAAGTTCCAAGCTGATTACGTTGTTTTTAGATCCTACCAAAACAATATTGGGTTCACAAGGATAATAACCAAATTCAGTTGCATCATTTTGATCAATAGTACCAGCAGTTGATGCAGCACCTTGTTGAGTTTGAGGAACATACAAGTGCCTGTAAAGATCCCAAGAAGGAACGATCTGCCTGTTATTTACAACTACTGACAATTTACCATTGTACAGGTTATACAAAGCAGCAGCAGCACCAACAGTGTTAATTGCAGTTGCGTTTGGATAAGTGTAAAGTGGGAATGCAGTGGTGGTAGATGTAGCTGGAATAGCTACGAATACCCCAATACTGCTTACCACGAAGGCATCTTGCAAATTGAGAAGATTATTCGTTGCAAAGTTAGTACCAGCACCTACGCTATTAACAAGGATAGGAATTTGGTATGAAGTTGTAGTGGTAGACATTGCTACTTCACTACGAATATAAGACTGAGACAATACTGCCTGACCAGCAGAAAAACCAGCATTGTTTACGAGATTTTTGGCGTTATCAAAAATAAGCCTTTGTCCATGTTGTGTTGCCATTGTTTGTTATTTTTACAAAGTTAATTAATAAGCGTATTCCTCATCCATTCCAGCAATTACGCTAAGGTTGTCTTGACCATATCCAGCAATTACGCTAAGGTCATCACCAGCCATAACGGAAACAGGAATTTCCATTGCGTTGTCAATTGCACCCAGTACACCAGTTGACTGGAGAAGTCCAAGACCACCAGCAGCTACCATACCATCACCAATTGCTTTACCAAAAGATCCTTTCAGGAATTTGGGGAAAAATGCACCAAGTGCAATTACACCAGCAGATTTCAATTTAGGATCCAAGTTTGGCAGAATTTTACCACTGGATGTCAAAACCCTTGCAGCAGCAGCACCAGCAACAAGACCAGCAGCATCCATAATAAAAGACTTACCAATTGCTCCCATTTTGCGAGATTTCCTGCGGCGGCTGGGTGCAGACCTTTTTTTTCTACGTGCCATTTTTTTTTATTTTTTATTTGTTTATGTGGGAAGCAATCCCAAGATTTTTATAATAATCCATTTTCAGCAAAGCTAAAATGAGATTCTTTTGTTATAATAATATGATCTAAAACATTAATATTATGATAGCTTGTAGCTTTTATTAATTGTTTTGTCATTGTTTTATCAGCTTCAGATGGTTTTAGGTTTCCTGATGGATGGTTATGGCACAAAATTAAGCCAACTGCACCCATTTGCAAAGCACCAGCCAAAACTAATCTAACATCAACACTTGCGGAACTTATTGATCCAATACTATGTACATAAACACCTAATACTTTATTTGCAGTATTTAAATATGCTACTGCAACAAGTTCCTGTGTTTCAATTTTATTTTTACCTATAAATCTTTTAAAAATTTCAGATGCAACAGTTGAACTTGTAACTGTATCACTTGCAGATTTTTTTCCTCTTGTAACTCTTAATTTAACTTCAGGAACCAAATTTTTTAAAGTGCTTAATTTTCCAACACCAGCAACAATTATTTCTTTTCCAAATTTATATCCTGATAAACTTACAAATTCAGAAGGAATTTTACCAGAAATTTTACTAAAATTAGCAAATGTTCCATCTTTAGATCTTGTTACACGATAATCACCTTTTCCAAGTTTTCTGTAACCTCTTTCATCTTTATAACGAGCATCTCTATTTAAATAATCACCAACTTTTTTCTTTTTTGTACCTGAAACAACCCTAATATTTACGTTATGACTTTTTGTGTCTTTATGGGATTCAGTTACCTTTTTTGATGCAGCTTTCTTTTTAGGTACAGCTTTCTTTTTAGTTGCAACTTTCTTTTTAGGTGCTGATTTCTTTTTTACGGCACCAACTTTTTTACCATATATATGGGCAAATGCTTCTTTTAAAGAAACGCCAGTTTTTTTTCTGTATTCAATTGCTTTTTTAAACTTATCCTTTGCTATTTTTTGTGCCTGTGTCATTGTTTTATATTAAAGGTGAGGGAAAGTGGTTATTTATTGCGACTGATCAAATATATTACCAATGCACCACCAATAACAATGGGCAAATAATTCATTTTTTTAGATCCATCAGCATTGAAATTTTCAGCTTGATTCACAATTCTATCAACTTCATCCTGTGAAGCCTGTTCAATTTGTGCATCAACTTCAATCCTCTTTTCAACTACGTTTTTAACTTGCTTAGCCAAAACACGTTTACCAACTTCGCTAACTTCCCTAACATCAATTCCCAACTTTGCTAAAAATTCAGCCAATTTAATCAAAATAGGGGCAGCAGTGGCAGCAGCAGCAGCAGTACCAGTAGCAACAACACCAACTTGACCTTCTGAAGCAAATTCAACGTCTGCACCTGCAATACGTTTCTTTTTTGCTCCTTGTTGAACTTTTCTTAAAAGTTCATTTGGATTTCCTCCCAAATTTTTCCACCAGTTTTGGGTTTCATCAGCTCTATTATCAAAAGCATTTTTCAATTTAGTAGCAAGTCCCATAAAATTTAGACCTACTAATAAAAGGAATGATCCCCTTGCTGGAGCAAGTGCAATTTTTAAAACTATTTTCTTTTTTTGTTTTGGTTTTGCAACTGGAGCAACCGCCTTTGATGCAGTCCTTTTTTTTGCTTGACCAATACCCGAAACGGAATATAATGGCATAGTCGGTTCTTTATCTATTTTATGGTAATATGTTTTCCTTTCATTAAATGTGGATAAGACAGGATCAATAAAAAATTCATTTCCATTTTTATCCTCAATAACTGCAAAAACGTGGTGCGGAATTTCATCAAGCAGCCTGTAACTTGCAAAACGATAATAAATTTTATTATCAATTAATCCTTTGCGTTTCAAACTATCCAACACACCCATTATAAATAGTGCATAGTTTTTGCAGTCATTTTTTCCCAAAGATAAAATTGCACTGGGCGACATTATCCGTTGGTTTTTGTCAGATTCTATTTTGTACCTGACATTCTTTTTGAGAAATTCAAAAAGTTTCTTTGCAGTTTGAATGCCATCACCTGCATAAAAATCTTTGCTAATTTTATCGTATTCACTTGCGTATAGTTTATGTGCAGAAAGCATAGCAGATATGATGTCAGGAACTTGTTGATCCCTGACCAACATTTTGGAGTTTCCCCCAAAAGGTTTCAATCTACCCAAAAGAACATTTTTCTGCATTAGATTAAATTCGCTTTGTATTCAAACGGAACAACAATTCCATCAAAATTTCCAGTTCCTTTTATCGTGTATTGTAGACCTTTTTGCAACCATCCTTTTGATGTTACCAATTGAAGCACTCCAATGGTGGGCGAAGCCTGAATTTTAAATTCAGATTCGGATCTTGGTGCAATTTTTTGTTCTGCAAAACTTGAAAAATTTGCTATTAAGTTATCACGCAAATAAACTTCACCAGTAATTGCGGAAATTGTTGCAGTTTGTCCAGTAGGGTTTTGGATTCCAAAAACCAATTCAAATCTTTTATTTGCAAAACGAAGCCTTTTAAAGATCAATTTTGTCCTTCTTGCCAGTCTACCTCTACCCAAAAAATAAAGTCCAGTCAGACCTGCCAAACCGATTAAAATCCAATTCTTCATTTTCAAAATTTTCAAATAATTACCCAAAATTAATGAAAAATATTCAAAAAAACAAATTTAGGTCAAAATAGGTCAGAAACAAGGTCAGTTTGTAGGTACACAAGGGCACCCCTATAAGGGGTGCCCTGTGTCCTACCCATGTTTCCTGAACCAAATTGACCAACCTAAAAACTGACCTAAACTGACCAAAATTCATCTAAAATCACTTTCCCTTCACCTTTAGCAAATAAAAAAGGGGCAATTTGCCCCTTTCGTGTTTGTTTGCAGTGTTAATGTTTGTCAGGATGCCCCTGTAAGGTATTTTCGTGCCTCAAATTCCTTAGTTCTCTTGTTATACAGGTTCACATACCATCCACCACTTTTTAGGGCAAATTTGAGCATATTTTCAATGTTGTTAATATTCCGATATTTTCGTGGTGCAATTCCTGTTTCAGGTTTAAAAAAAATAATGGCAGT